AAAACCACTAAACAAAATTATGGAGCATTTGCTGCACAACTAGATGCTGGTATGACTATCCGTTCTATTGCTGCTCCTTATATCAATACATTAGCAAACTTACTTGAGATATCACCAGATCAAGTAAATCTTGGTGATACAACTGGATATGGCAAAATGGTTACGGATGCTCTTCGTGGAACTGATCCTGCCAATCCTAAACCAGTTGCATTATATGATTTTGAAAAAATTGTTAAAGCAAACCCTGCTTGGGGATATACAAATAATGCTCGCAACACAATTCTTGGCGGTGTAGGTGGATTACTTAAGACATTAGGAAAGGTTAGTTAATGGCAACTCCTAAAATGTCGGCAGAAGAAAAAGCACTTAGAGATGCTTATGCACAGTATTTAGCAGATTCTATTAAATCTGATACAGCCGTTGCTGCTATGAACGCTGGAACAATTGTACCTTCTGTGCCATCTGCAAGTAATGCTCCATCTACTTTTGTTGGTACACCTTTTGGTCAGGCACCTAGCACTGGATATACCACTACACCAATTACAAGTGATTCAAATATTGATTTTAATAAAGCAAATCAAGAACTAACTACTCAAAAATATGTTGCTTTAGATGGCACATCATTTACAGATCAAGCAGCATACGCCACATATCAAGCAGCATTAATAAGTAAAAACAATGCTTTAACTGCATCTAACGCAACCGCTGCTCAAACACAAGCGGCAGAGCAGGCAAAGAAAACCAACTGGATTGAAACTGGAAAAAGTCTTTTAGCAACATATGATCTTTCCGCTCTTGGCACAAAGTATATAAATCTCATTACTACTGGTGGTTATGATGATGCAACCGCTATGGTTAAATTACAAAGTGAACCTGAATGGCAAGCAAGATTTGCTGGAAATCAGGCTCGTCTAAAACAAGGCTTACCAGTACTTAGTCCAGCAGAATATCTTGCAACTGAGGCATCTTATAAAGATGTAATGATTCAGGCTAATTTACCAGAAAGCGTATATAAAGATACTGCAAAATTGGGTGAATTAATTGCTCAAGATGTATCTCCAACTGAAGTTCAACAACGTATTAATGCAGCATCAGAAGTAATTAATAATGCTGATCCTTATATTACTGGCACATTACAACAACAATTTGGATTAAGTAAAGGCGATATGATTCTTCATATCCTTGATCCTAAATTGGCTTCAAATGTAATTGCTCAAAAGGTTGAAGCCGCTAAGGTTGCTGGTGAAGCAGCGCGTCAAGGATTAGGTATTGGATTACAAACAGGTGCTGAATTAGCAGCACAAGGAATTACACAAGCACAAGCCAGAACTGGTTTTGCAAACATAGCACAAGCATTACCTGAAGAACAAAGACTATCTGCACTTTATGGTGAAGATGCTGGAAAAATTGGTGGACAATTAACAGCAGCAACATTTGGTACAGCAGGTGCTGCAGGTGCTAGAACAACATTAGCAAATCTTGGTCAACAAGAAATATCTTCATTCAGTGGTTCTGCTGGTGCAGCAAAAGGTAGCCTAGGAGAAGATCAAACAGGCTTAATTTAAATAGATTCCGTATAGACCGACCAGTATCTATATGTGTACTTAAAAACTGGAAGTAAGAGCCAGATCCTATTCCCCTGTAGAGACTGAGGCTTACGCATCTACGATAAACGAAAGGGAGTGCCAAATGGCAAACCAATATGATGACGATGATAACGACGATATGGACCAAACTATTGATTCTGATAGCGGTCCTGCAAATCTCCGCAAGGCTTTAAAGCGTGCAGAGAAAGAAAAGAAAGAACTTGCTGAGCAATTAGCAAACATTCAGGCTGATCTACGCAGTCGTTCTCTCAAAGAAGTATTGGCTTCAAAAGGAGTTCCTGACAAAATCGCTAAGTTTATTCCTAGCGACGTCACTGCTCCAGAGCAAATTGATGCTTGGTTAAACGAACACAGTGATGTGTTTGGTTTTGCTAAGCCTGAAGATGCTCCTGCCAACGAAGAAAAAGAAAAGACCAAAGCAAATTACCAACGAATTAATGCTGCTACGCAAAACGCAAATGCTCCTGTAAGGGATGCAGATACAATAGCAAAAATTAATGGAACTAATTCAAAAGAAGAATTAGATATGTTGGTCTTTGGGCAAACTTTAAATCGGCGTAGGTAGAACTAACCCATCCAAGCACAACTATACCCAAAGAAAGAGGTGAATAAATGGCCAACGCATATACCGATACCAGTGGCGGGTCCCTAGGTACTTCCCTAGTACAGACCGCTTATGATCGTTATGTTGAATTTGCACTTCGTGCTGTTCCTCTTATCCGTGATGTCGCAGATAAGCGCCCAGTACAACAGGCAATGCCAGGATCATCAGTAGCCTTCCAAATCTACACTGATCTATCACAAGCAACATCCCCACTATCAGAGACAGTAGATCCAGATGCAGTTGCATTAGGAAATACAACAACCGTTTCTGTAACACTTAACGAATATGGTAACGCTTCACTTGCAACTCGCAAGTTAGAATTGTTCTCACTTTCAGACGTTGATCCAGCAATTGCTGACATCATCGCCTTCAATATGGCTGACTCACTTGATACAGTCGCATTGCGTCAATTGAACTTCGGTACAAACGCAATTGCAGAGACTGGCGCAACAGGTTCAGCAATCAGCACATACGCTGCTTCATACACAAACGGAACTTCACAAGCACTTATTCAGAATACTTCTGTAATCAAGTCTCGTGATATCCGTCTTGCTGTTGCTAAACTACGTGCTAACAAAGTAGTTCCTCGTCAAGGCGAGTTCTACTGGTGCGGTATCCACCCAGAAGTTTCACACGATCTTCGTGCTGAGACTGGTTCAGGCGGATGGCGTGACGACCATAAGTATTCCGAGACAGGTGCTGCCGAGTTCTGGCCAGGCACAATCGGAACTTATGAAGGAGCAATGTTCGTAGAGTCTCCACGTTTGTTCAACACAACTGACGGTTCAGGCGCTACTGGCGCAACTGGAACCTTCGGTTCTTCTGCATATGTATACGGTTCAGGCGGAGTTCGCGTATTCCGTACACTTGTAGCAGGAAAGCAAGCACTTGCTGAGGCAGTTGCTGAAGAGCCACACGTAATCTTCGGTCCAATTGTGGACAAGTTGATGCGTTTCCGTCCAATCGGATGGTACGGCGTACTTGGTTTTGCTCGTTACCGTGAGGCTGCATTGGTTCGTATTGAATCATCATCTTCAATTAACGCTGCTTAATTAAGAAATACTAGGGAAGCCCCGCTTTAGGGTGGGGCTTCTCGCTAATGAAAGGAAATCTGTGGCATATTTACTTAAACCACCAACAGTTGATGAATCTCCTGCTGGTTTTGGTCGTTTGTTTTGGCGCTACAGAATTGCAAGAGGCGACACACTTATGGTTTTTGGAACGGCGGTAGTGCGTCAACGCACACCTTCAGTTCAGGATACACAAGCAGCAGACTACTGTTATCAAGGCGGACACGAATATTATTTGTCTCAAACAGAATACAACATTTTAAATAACGCTGGCTACGGCCAATACATTACCAACGTCTAGGAGAACAAGTGAACCCAGGTAGATATAATATTACAGTTTACAAAGGTACTACTTTTCAACTATCTCCAGTATGGAAGGTTGACAACCTACCAGTAGATTTAACTGGCTACACAGCAGATATGCAGGTTCGTCAATTTACTGATTCAAGTATTGTAGTAGAAATATCTACCGCTAATGGACGTGCAACAATTAATGCGGCATTAGGTCAAATTGTTTTAACATTAACTGCTGCTCAAACAGCAGCCCTTACTGCTAATAATTATTTATATGATTTAAATTTAACTAGCCCAAGTGGATATGTTTATAAAATTCTTCAAGGTTCATTTGTGGTGAATAACTCGGTGACTCAATAATGACAATTGATGTTACCTCAATTTCAACTGTAGAGATTCCAACCACAACCAACGTTTATAATGTTGGTTCAGTACAACCACAAATTATTGAATTAGGACCTGTCGGTCCACAAGGTATTCAAGGTGCTACTGGTCCTGCTGGTGCTACAGGATCTACTGGCTCAACTGGTGCTATTGGGGCAACTGGCCCAACTGGATCAACTGGTCCCACAGGACCTACTGGAGCCACTGGTGCCACAGGTTCACAAGGCATCCAAGGAGTAACTGGAGCAACGGGCGCTACAGGCCCTACAGGCGCAACAGGTTTAACAGGCGCCACAGGCGCAACAGGAGCGACTGGTAATACGGGTCCTACAGGGGCTACAGGGCCTACAGGAGCCACTGGAAGCACAGGATTGACAGGTAATACAGGACCAACTGGCGCAACAGGTCCTACGGGGCCTACAGGGCCAACTGGCTCACAGGGTATTCAAGGCATAACTGGACCAACAGGTAATACTGGATCTACTGGTCCGACAGGTGCCACAGGTGCTACTGGCGATACTGGTTCTCAAGGTATTCAAGGTATAACAGGAGCGACTGGACCAACAGGACCTACAGGTCCTACTGGATCTACAGGTGTTACTGGTCCAACAGGAGCGACTGGTGCTGCCTCAACCGTTCCTGGTCCTACTGGACCTACGGGAGCAACTGGTGCTACTGGTGTTCAAGGTCCTACAGGACCAACTGGTTCTACAGGAGCAACTGGAGTTGCTGGACCAACAGGAGCGACAGGATCTACTGGGGCAACAGGTGCAACAGGACCAACTGGTGATGCTGGCGCAGACGCCACAGCATTACCAGGAATTTTAATGTTGGGCGGAATGTAACTAAGACATATGTTACAATTCAGACAATATGAAAATAGCAGTATACGCAATTGCGCTCAACGAAATAAAGCATTGTGAAAGGTTTGCGAAAGCCACTGAAGGTGCTGATTATCGTATCGTTGCTGATACTGGTAGCACAGATGGTACACAAGAAAAACTTAAAGAACTGGGAGTAACAGTTCATCAAATATATGTTAAACCTTTTAGGTTTGATGTAGCAAGAAATGCTTCTCTTGCATTAGTGCCACCAGATGTAGATGTATGTTTATTTTTAGATTTAGATGAAGTTCCTGAAAAAAAATTTTTTGACAAAGTTCGTAAGAACTGGGTTAAAGGTTCAGATCACGGCTGGGTAAGTTTTGATACTGGCAGCGTTTGGGAAAAAGATAAACTACACAGCAGATGGAATTGGGTATGGAAATATCCTTGCCACGAAGTAGCAATTTTTACTGGTAAAGATAAAGCAAAGTTTTGTATGATTAAAGGTGCTTTAATAAAGCATCAACCAGATGATACAAAGTCTCGCGGTCAATATGTAGATTTGTTAGAAGTTGCAGTTTTAGAAAACCCAACTGATCCACGTATGTGGAATTATATGACTAGAGAATATTACTTCCATCAAAGATGGGAAGATGTCTTACGGGCAGGACAAAAAATGCTTGAATGTCCTAATGGTTGGGATGTAGAGCAAGCCGCAGTATGTAAGTGGTTGGCTGAAGCAGCATTTTATTTAAAGAAGTCACCTGAAGAAGTTACTGCTTGGTATCAAAAAGGTGTAGATATTTTACCGACTCAAGGTGAACCTTGGTATGGATTGGCAATTGATGCGTATAGAAGAAGAGATTGGACAGCCTGTCTCGCAGCCTCTGTTAACATTATGGACCTACCTAGATCAGTCCATTACTGCTACGAGTCCGCTATATGGGATTGGAAAGCCTACGATTTGGCAGCAGTGTCAGCATTTAATCTCGGACATTATCAAGAAGCATTAACATTTGCCCAACACGCAGTAAAAGCAAATGGTCCAGAACAAGAACGCATATTGCGTAATATAGACTTTATGAAAGAGAAACTTAAGTAATGGGACATAGTCATACATCAAAAGTTCTTGAATGGGGAGTCAATGAAAAATACGAATCAATCGCTATTAAGTATGGATGCACAGATTGTGAAGAAACTAGCGAACAGCCTTTTATTACCGAAGATATATTCTCAGATCACGCTAAGCATTTTGATTATAATGACGGCTGCTTTGCTTGCAAAGTTCGCACACTAGAACTTAATACTGGCGATGCTGGTAGGGCAGACTCTATGCCTCAAAAGAAATGGGATGCTGAACTTCAAGCATACCGAAATGCTAGAGCAGAAGGTATACAACCATCTGGAACTACAATGAAAAAAATTAATGAAGCGAAGGAAGCAAGTGAAAAACTAGGAGTTGCTTACGATGCAGGTGCAATGCCAACTGCTACTAAGATAACAAAACGACACGCTACAGTAATGAAAGAAACGGGAGTAATATAAAATGGCAGCAAAAAAAATTACAAAGAAAGCAGCATACGCTGCTTATGAGAAAACAGAATCAAAGGCTCAAAAAAAGGCTGAGTTAAAGAAGCCTGAGTCTAAGAAAGAAGTTAAACGTGAAATTAAAAAGGGTATGTCTATCCTTAAGAAAAAAGGTAAGTAATTATGGCGGCAGCGAAAAAAGGAATGGGTTTCAAAAAAGCCCAAACAGGAATAGCCAAGAAGCAAGGCATCTCAATGGAACGTGCTGGTGCAATCCTCGCATCTGCTACTCGCAAGGCATCTCCAGCCGCAAAGAAGGCTAATCCAAATCTAAAGAAAGTATTACCAGCAAAGAAGAAAAGTAAGTAATGGCTAAGTCACCTGCTTGGCAACGCAAAGAGGGTAAGAACCCTAAGGGTGGATTAAATGCTAAGGGACGTGCTAGTGCTAAAGCACAAGGCAGTAACTTAAAGCCACCAGTTAAATCTGGTGATAATCCACGCAGAGCATCTTTCCTAGCACGTATGGGAAATATGCCAGGACCTGAACGCAAACCAAATGGTGAACCTACTCGCCTATTACTTTCCCTAAAGGCTTGGGGAGCATCAAGTAAAGCAGATGCTAAATCTAAGGCAGCAGCAATTTCTAAAAGGAATAAAGGAAAAAAATGAAAAAAGAATTTTGGGATAAAAAGAATCCTAATAAAAAATCTAAGCCTTTAACTCCAGCACAAAAGTCAGAAGCAAAAGCCAGAGCAAAAGCAGCAGGTAGACCATATCCAAATTTGGTTGATAATGCTGCAGTTAAAAGAACTAAGAAGAAAGGTAAATAATATGTGCGTAGAATGTGGATGTAATAAAACCGCAATTGGTAAGTTAGACGACAAGTTAACTGGTAAGCCAACTGCAACACCTACTGGTCTATATAAAGGCGTAGGCGGAACAAAGAAGTAATGTCCTCTGGACAACATAAACGCCACGATGGGTTTAATAAGACCCAAATTAAAGATGGCAATATTGTTATCCTTCGTAAGAATGGAAGCATAAAACTTCGCAAAGATATTAAAACTGGCGAAATAATTAAGGAAGGTAAATAATGGCAATCCGTGATGGTTTAACCTATACATATCATTTGAACCGTTTGGCAGGAACTTTAGTTAACGGTGTCCCATCTTTGGACGCACAAGGTGCGGCTAACCGTTGGGCAGGAACTACAGGGTTTGCTATCGCGGGTGCCTTAAATAGTTTATATGCCAGCCGCAATAGCGGAAACAATTTGAACTTAGACCTACAAGGAGTGCTTAACGCACTTGCTGGTACTAAAGGTTTGGGTATCAACGAAGCAGCAGCGGAGATCGCATCTTGAGTACTTTTTCAGATATTATTGATGAAACAACATTAGCCCTTACTGGTTATACTAACCGTCAGGATCAGGCTACATTTCTTACAGCCGCATTAACTTCAACTGCATTAACCTTTACAGTTCAAGACGGAACAGTGTTAACTAGAGGTATTGTAGAAATTGACGAAGAACTTATTTGGGTTGACTCATTTGATCGCACAACCAACATAGCCACAATTCCTGCCTATGGCAGAGGATTCCGTAATACCGAACCAGCACCCCATACAGTTGGCACTCGTGTAACTATTGCCCCATCCTTTCCTCGTTCAGTAGTTCGTAAAAATATTAACTTAGCAATTGATGGTGTGTACCCAGATCTATTTGGAACTTATTACACAACCTTTACTTTTCAAGCAGCAGTTACTACCTATCAGTTACCTCAAGAAGCGGTTGATATATTAGGCGCATCTTGGCAAACAATTGGTCCATCTAAAGAATGGTTACCAATTAGGCATTATCGTGTAGACCGTATGGCCAATCCAGTAACTTGGAACAGTGGTAAGACAATCTCTATCCGTGAAGGAATTGTTCCTGGTAGAACTGTTATGGTTACCTACACAAAGAAACCTACAAATTTACAATTTGATGCAGATGAGTTTGCGCAGATCACAGGCTTGCCTGAGTCAGCACGGGAAGTAATTATTCTTGGCGCTGCTTACAGAACTGCCGCATATCTTGATCTAGGTCGTGTGCCAGCAGCAACTGCTGAAGCAGATGCTCAACAAGGAAATGACCCAGTTGGTAGTGCTGCAAATATATCTCGTTATATGTATCAGTTATACCAGCAACGCTTGCAGGTGGAAGTACGTCGCCTACAAGAGCAATACCCACCCCGCACTCACTACACTTCATAAGGAAGGCCTATGGCAGTTAATCGTTATTACTCATCTGTTGCCCAAGATACGACTCTTACAGGTAACATAACATCTTCATCTTCAAGTATGACCGTAGGCTCAACTACTGGGTTTCCTAGCAGTTATCCATTTACCGTAGCAGTTGATTACGATACCGCAACTGAAGAGTTAGTAAGCGTAACAAACGTTGCAGGTTTAACCTTAAGTATTACCCGTGCTATTGATGGAACTGCACCACAAGCGCATACAACTGGAGCAGTAGTTCGTCACGTAATTTCAGCACAAGATGTGCGTGAACCTCAACAGCATATAGCCGCTTCTACTGGAGTACACGGCGTAACTGGTGCAGTAGTAGGAACCTCTGACACTCAGACCCTTACAAACAAAACTATTAGTGGTGGTACTGGTTCTGCAATGTCTATTACTGGCGCTACTATTACTAATAGCACTATTGGTTCTAGCAATACAATCACTTTACCAGATTTAACTTTATCTGCTAAAACTGGTGATTATACTTTAATAGCAGGAGATACTAATAAATTAATTACTGTATCTAGTTCTAGCACTACAACAATTACAGTTCCTAGCGGAGTATTTACTACAGGTCAACAAGTTAATGTTCAAGGTATTGGAACTGGATTAGTCCAAATTCGCAATAATGGAACTAGCGTGTTAACATCAACTGGAGCCACATCAACTGCACCTAACCTTAGGGCGCAGTATTCCGCTTGCACTATTGTCTGTACTTCTAGCAATAACTTTACAGTGATTGGAGACCTAGCCTAATGGCAACCGTATATAAAGTCTTAGGGCAATCAGCCCCAACTGCTGCAACAGCAACTTCACTGTATACAGTACCTTCAGCCACTTCAGCAGTGGTATCTACAATTAACGTAGTAAATACAAATACCTCATCTGACACAATTCGTATAGCAATCAGACCAGCGGGTGCAACTTTGGCTAATCAACATTATGTAATTTATGGATTATCTCTAGCCGCAGGTGCAACCTTTACCTATACAGCAGGTATCACATTGGCAACAACAGATGTAATAACAGTTTATTCAACTGGTGGATATTCTTCATTCAGTGCTTTCGGAAGCGAGGTTGCATAATGACCGTAGGTATAACCCCCAACCCTAACGTAATAGGTCCAACAGGCGCTACAGGACCAACAGGTCCTACGGGTGGTACAGGAGCCACAGGTTCTACTGGCCCAACAGGTAATAATTTAGTTGGCTTTAACTCACAGACTGGTACCACATACACTTTAGTTGTTGGCGACAAAGATAAATTAGTTCAAGCAAGTAATGCTTCTGCTATAACTATTACAGTTCCTCCATCAGTATTTTCTGCTAATGATCAAATTAGTGTTGCCCAAACTGGCGCAGGTCAAGTTAGTTTTGCTGCAGGTTCTGGCGTAACTATTACCTCAACTGGTGCTTCTGCTGCTGCTCCTAAACTACGGGCGCAGTATTCAGCAGCCTCAGTAATTTGCACAGCAAGTAACACCTTCTTGATAATTGGAGATCTATCTTGAGTCCAATCCTAGGTATCTACGCTTCACAGATTTCAGGACACTTAACACCGCCAGACACAGGTGCTATGTTCCCACTTGGTATGGTGCAAGTAGGTTCAGGTGGTGCTGCTAATGTTACTTTTAGTTCTATACCTTCTACCTATAAGCATTTGCAAATAAGATATTTGGCAGCAACCCAAGCAAGTGCAGGAGATGACCCGTTATATGCAAGATTTAATAATGATTCTAATAATTCAAATTATCGTACTCATAGATTAAGCGGTAATGGTTCATCTGCTGGTTCTGATAGTTATCAATTACCTGTTGCTTCATCAGTTAATGGTAATGGTAATGCAGCAACTTATTATGCAGGTGGAATAATTGATATTTTAGATTATACAAATACAAGCAAAAATAAAACCATTAGAAGTTTAAGTGGTTGGGATGGAAACGGTTCAGGTATTATTTATCTAATTAGTGAATTATGGATAAATACTTCAGCAATAACACAAATTGATTTAACAACTTATTCTTCAAGTTCATTTAGACAATACAGCCAATTTGCCTTATACGGAATCAAATAGGAGAGCATAAATGAGTACATATACCCCCATAGCAACTCAGACACTAAGTAGCGCAGCATCATCAGTTACCTTCTCCAGTATTCCACAAGGCTATACCGATTTAATTATTGTAATGAACCGCAAACAAAATCTTGCAGGTGCTTACCATATTGGTTTTAGATATAATGGTGATACAGGTTCTAATTACTCAGATACTTCAATGACTGGCACAGGTTCTAGCGCAGTAAGTGGTAGAAACTCAAATATTGCCCAAGCACGAGTAGGTTATGGTGATACAGGTTGGGGAAATACTATTGTTCATATTCAAAATTATTCTAATTCAACAACTTATAAAACAACACTTTCTAGAAATAATAACCCTGGCGCAGATGTGGCTGCAATAGCAACTTTATGGCGCAATACTTCACCAATTACTTCTATTGAAATTATTTCCCAACCTAGTTCTACTTTAGAAGCAGGCTCAACCTTTTCAATCTACGGAATCGCAAGCGGTGATGTCACTGCTAAAGCAAGTGGTGGAATTGTTACTACAAGTGGTGGATATGCTTATCATACATTTACAACAAGCGGTGGATTTACTCCATATACAAATCTAACTGTTGATTATTTAGTAGTTGCAGGTGGTGGTGGTGCTGCTGCAGGTGGTGGAGGAGCAGGTGGACTTCGTTCAACTGTAACTGCAACTGGTGGTGGTGGTTCATTAGAAACTGCTTTATCATTAACAGCAGGTATTACCTATCCAGCAGTTGTTGGCGCTGGCGGTGCTGGTATAAATGCGTATGGTTCTATTCAAGGTTATAATGGTAGCAATTCTATATTTGCTTCAGTTATATCAACTGGCGGCGGTGGTGGTGGTTCTAGTTCTTATGTAGGTAATGGCGGTTCTGGTGGTGGTGCTTCTTATTCTTCAGGTTCAGTACCTTATGGTTTAGGTATTGCTAATCAAGGTTTTAATGGTGGTCAGGACATTTATGACGGTGCACCTTATCCAGGAGCAGGTGGTGGAGGTGCGGGTCAAGTTGGCTACAACCCACCTAATGGTTCTAATGGCGGTAATGGTGGTAATGGTGTTCAAATTACTGCTTTAGCAACTCCAACATCTACTGGTGCAAATAGTGGTTATTATGCTGGAGGAGGCGGAGGCGGAGTTTATGGTGCTAGTTCAACTGCAACTGGTGGTTTAGGTGGAGGCGGTAATGCTTCTGCTGGGTCAGGTACAGTTAATACTGGTGGTGGTGGTGCTGGTACTTCAAATGGCGGTGTTGGCGGCGCAGGCGGCTCAGGCATCGTAATTATTAGATATGCACTTTAAGGGAGAATAACTAATGGCAAATATGGAATTAATTACCAGCGTAACTGTTGGTTCAGGCGGAGCAGCATCAGTTACTCTGCCCGCTACTGGAACTATCCCTCAGACCTATACTGATTTAAAAATTGTTGCAAGCGCACGCTCTAGTTTTTCAAATCCTACTGTTTCTTTCAAAGTAACTGTTAGTGGTGCAACTTCTTATTCAACTAAATACCTTCAAGGTGATGGTTCAAGTGCCGCAAGCGGTTCTAACGCCTATGGTACTTCAGTATTTTATGCAGGAGAGTTTCCAGCAGGTCAAACCACAGCCTCTACTTTTGGAAATACTGAAATTTATATTCCTAATTATACAAGTACAACAAATAAATCAGCATCAATAGATTCTGTAACTGAAAATAATGGTACAACTGCTTATGCAACTTTAATTGCTGCTTTAATAAATACCAGTTCTGCTATTACAACTATAACCATAACTCCATCTTCAGGTGACTTTGCTTCAGGCTCTACCTTCTACCTATACGGCATCTCAAATGTGACTAGCGGTAGTAAAGCAACTGGCGGAATTGTATCCTCTGACGGTTCTTATTTCTATCACACATTTTTATCATCAGGCACATTTACTCCTACTACTACAATTAATACAGATATACTTTGTGTTGCAGGTGGTGGAGGTGGAGGAAGAACTGGTGGAGGTGGAGGTGCTGGAGGTTTAAGACAATTTACTTCTCAATCTTTAACTGCTCAAGCATATACTATTACTGTTGGTTCAGGTGGTGCTGGAAACAATGTTGATGGACAAAAAGCAAGTAATGGAACTAATTCATCAATAGTTGGAACGGGTTTATCTATCGCATCAACTGGTGGTGGTGGCGCTGCTTCTTATGGTGGAGGCACTGGTTTATCTGGTGGTTCAGGTGGTGGCGGTGCTGGTATCAGTAATGCTGGAGGAAGTGGTAACGCTGGAAGTTACTCACCTGTAGAAGGTTACGCAGGTGGTACTGGTGGTAGCGGCGTAGACCAAGGCGGTGGTGGTGGCGGTGCTGGTGCAGTAGGTGGTAACGGAAATTCAGGTAAAGGTGGTATTGGGGCAACATCTGCATTAATAAATGCTATGGCTATTGCAACTTCAACTGGTGATAGTGGTTATTACGCAGGTGGTGGAGGTGCAGCACAAAACCAAGTAGGTGGTTTAGGCGGTGGTGGTCGTGCAAATCCTGATGGAAATGGAATTGCTGGATTCTCTAACACAGGTGGTGGTGGCGGAGCAGGTGGTGGCAACAGTCCTGCTGGAGCCGCAGGCGGTAGCGGTATAGTAATTATACGATATGCGATATAACTAAGGAGAATAATGGCACACTTCGCACAAATAGATGAAAACAATATAGTTACTCAGGTATTAGTTGTACCTGATAACGCAGAGGATAGAGGACAAGATTACCTAGCCAATGATTTAGGTCTTGGTGGTACTTGGGTTCAGACCTCATATAACGCCCGCATAAGAAAGAATTATGCAGGAGTTGGATTTACTTATGATACAAACAGAGATGCCTTCATAGCACCTAAGCCTTATGATTCTTGGGTTCTAGATGAGGATACCTGCCGATGGGAAGCACCTGTTGCTTACCCTACTGATGGCGTAATGTACAAATGGAATGAAGATAAGAAAGATTGGGAGGCTATCGTAAATGAGTAATATGAAAGTTATCTATGATTGCGAAAAGAAGACTACCTCTTATGTTCCACTATCAGGAGCAGAGATTGCAGAGCGCGAGGCTATGGCAGCAGAGGCTGCATCTAAAGCGCTAGAAGCACCTGCAATAGAAGAAGCACCAGCAGAGTAACAAATGCTACGCGACGGTGATTGCACACTAGAGCCGTCAATAACAATAGATGAGCAGATAGATAAATTTGACGCGCTCAATTTAATTTAAGGAGTATAAATGGTTGATGGCTATAGGCATATTGCTGAACGTCCAGTTGATCCAATAGGACAACCAGTAGGGTCTAGTAATACTTATATCAACACAGCCAACTCTTATGATGTTGCAATAGGTGGACTGCCTTTTTTCTTAGGCATTACTGAAAAGTATCCTTACAAGCGGGAGACAGCCCCATACCGTAAACAACAAATTGACCAACAAAGAGAGCCAGGAGAGCAGACTCTTACTGGTTGGTGGTTAAGAAGTCAATCATCGTTTCA